GTATTTGCGTGCGATCCCACGGACGGTGAAGAAAACGAAACGCTTTCTTTGGATGAATTGCGCGTAACCGGCGTCGTTATTGGTATTGTCCGCAGCTTAGACGCAGAAGAAAGAGCCGATCTGACAAGCTGGCATGAGTTTGAAGAGAAATTCCCTCGTGATCCGCTGGAAGCTTACTATTCGCCAAGCTGGGACTATGCGCTGGCGGCGAGAAAATATTATCGAGGGTGTGGCTATAGCTGCTTTATGTCCGGGTATCATTACGGATTTGCAGAGGGACGCAGAGCAGAAAAGGCCGCACCCAGGAGGAAGCGCAGAGCCGCAGGAGGTAAAGCATGAAGCTCCTTTACTGCGCCCGCTGCACGACGCCGCTGATGAGTGCGGCCACGGTGTTTATTTGCCCGTGCTGCGGGGCTGCATACCGTCAGCGCGGCACGCGCTTTTCCTTCGTCGCCGATCTGTCCGGCGTATCCGTCAAAGAGATGATGCAAAGCATGGAGGTCACGCTATGAACGATAACGATAGATTCTATCCGGTCGTGCAAACGCCGATCGGAAAGGTGCTGCTCATCGGCGCAACTATGACCGTTGAGCGCGAACGCGAGCTTTTCGGAAAGAAGGTGCTCCCGAATGAGCACAGATGAGTGCATTCGAGCACATGATCTGATCAAAGCGCCGCTTTCCCATGTATGCGCGCCAAAGTGTACAGTAGCCCGTAGAGTCCGCCGAAGAGTAGCAAAGAATACAGTGTGTGAGTACAGCGAAAGCTGTTTCACCTGTCCTTTATCGGACTGCAAGCAGACTGTTGTCAAATGCTTAACGGTCAACCGTTTGCCGATAGATCCTCTCATGTAACGCAGAAAGCCCACAGGAACACTCCTGTGGGCTTTTGCTTTGCCGGTGCTTATTGTACTCGCAGTGTTACCGTGCGTCTTGCAAGCCAGCATGGGGGCTGCAACACCTTTTTGTTTTGAAGCCACCCTTTACTCCGCCGTCTGCAGCTCCACAAGCTGGTGGATCACTCGTTCCAGACGGTCAAGCACTTTGTCATAGCCGAAGATAAACATTTGCAGTCTCCTTTCCCGTTAGTACAGCAGCACGGGCTTACCGGCTGCGCGCGTCATGTTGTTGATGTTGGGGACGACCACGCGGGCAAGCGTCTTACCATCCACAACGAGGTTCACGTTGATGGGCTCGCGGCTACCCTGTGCCATCGCCTCCATAACGGCCTGCTTGATGGTCGAAAGCGGCGCTTCGACGTTCGTTCCGCTCTTCTGGTCGCCCAGCACGGCAAGAAACTTTCGGTTCGGCGGGATGACCGCACCGCTCGCAAGCGCTGGGATCTCGTTGTACACAGGCGCATTGCCGTCTAAGCTCTGCGCCGCCACCCGACGGCTGCGCGCCGGTGCCTTTGTTGATACGCGCGTACCGGTAAAACCGGACGTTGCTTTTCTGACTTTGGAATTGTCCACACTATCGACGAAAAATTTCAGCGCAAGGCCGATCGCCGCCGAGATAATAAATGCAGTACCGGCGCTGACGATTCCCAGCGCCGCAAGGCCAACGCCAAGAACACCGGCCAGCAGTCCAAGAAGTACGCTGCGCCCGATGCTGACAAGCCGCTGCGTGCCCTTCTTCGGGTCTTTGCGGACGCTGTAAATGCTCAGTCCGAGAATCAGGCCTAATCCCATGCCGACGACTGTACCGACGCCCGGCGTCACGATAGAGCCGATGACTGCACCAAGCAGCGCGCACAGCACGACAATCAACTCGGAAAGAAGCTGTGACTTGCCGCCGTGTTCCTCGTCCCCCTCTGCAAAGCCGGTGAGATAGAGGCCGAGGATCGCGCCCAGGCTGAAACCGGCCACGCCGCCGGTGATGCCAAGAAACACGCTGCCAAGCAGCGCACCGAGCAAAGCCGTGATGACCACGATCCACGCATCCTCTGCATCCATCTCGGTTTTCCATGTTTCGGGGTCAAGGCCCACAAGGTACAGCCCCAGCAGCACACCGAGGGATAAACCGATGACGCCGCCCGTGATGCCGCCGAACGCCGCGCCGAGTGTTGCACCGAACAGCGCCGTTAAAACGGTCAGCCATGTTGCCTTGCTCTTGGGGATAACTTTCTTGTCAAAGCTCCATTTGAGGTCATCCACGACGATCTCAAGCCCCGCGCGGATGGTCTTAAAGATATCATTGATCTTCTGGAACACCTTGTCGAGCTTTTCCATCATGGGGCCTTCGTCAAAGTCAAAGTCCGGCGCAATGGCGGATGCTCCGCCGCCACCGCCAACGGACGTTGTCGTGCTGAGTTTGTTGATCTCATCGAACGCCGCGAGCGCGTCTGTCGCTTCCTTTGCCGCCTTGCCGGTCGCGTCAATGGCGGCGGCCTCTTTGTAGAGGTTTTTGCCCGATGCCTCCATGCTCTTCTTTGACTTACCGCTCAGAATCGAAATGATCGTCACGATCTCCGACACAATGGCCGCAAGCAGATTCATCAGCCACGTCAGCGCCGGAATGAGTACGTCCATCAAAGGCGCGGCCAGCGTCAGCAGCGCACCTTTGAGGCGGGCAAAAGCGTCGGATGCCTCTGCGCTGGTCGCAATAGCCGCCTTGATCTGCTTGCGCAGCGCCATGAGCGCCGCCGTGATGACTGAGAATACAAGCATAGAGCGCGCTAAACTCTTGACCTGATCTCTGAAACGCGCGGCATACTGGCCCGCTTTGGCAAGCGCGGAATTCTCCGCCTCGCGCTCCCTGCGTTCCTGCTCCGTATTAGCGATCAACTCACCGGCAGCGACTTTTGCTTTGTCGAGCTTTACAGTCATGCTGTCGATGTTGGCGGTCGTCTCTTCGTAAGCAGCCGAAAGCGTTTTGACCTCCTTCGTCTGCGTGTGCAAAAGCGCTTCCTGCTGTTTGAGCTCCGCCTCCGCAGCGGCGCGGCGGTCGAGCACTTTGGCCTGATATTCGTTCTGCGTAAAACCCTGTTTTTGGATCCATTCGCGGTCGTTCAGCCGTTCGACTTCCTTTCGCAGCATCTTCACGCGTTCCTCAGTAGCTTTCGCTGCCTGAGATGCGGCGTCAAGCTGCTTTTCAAGGTTCATCTTATTGCCCGTTTCCTTTTCAAGCTTGCTGTTCAGTTCGGATATCTCGTCACGCAGCTTGCTCAGTTTCTTTTGTGCTTTGGTCGAATCCAAATCACAAGAGAAAATCACACTGCCGTCAGCATTCGCCATTTAATCACTCCTTTCCCAATTTCAACCAGGTCGAAATGGTGGTTTCTTCTTCCTGGCTGAGCTTATTTTTTATGTTCACGAGGTCGCTGTTGCGGCGGTACCATTCGCGTTCGTCCTTTTCGAGCGTCTTTCCTCGTGCTTTTTTGTCTCTGATGCGCACGACCTGCGCAAAGGTGCAGTCCCCGAGATCGTTATACGCACCGAGGAACGTCCACCAATGGACGCCCCCGGTGTTGGTCTCCGCACCATAAGGGATCTCGCGGATATCTTGTCCGAATACTCGGTTGATGGGAGGGAGAATCAAAGGATAATCCTGCTCCCAATCGACCAACTTCGGCGATTTCTTCTTATCCTGCTCTTTGCCGCCGTTCTGGAACCATGTAAAACGGTCTACAGCTTCCTGCAAATGCTGCGGCGGGATATCCTCAGGCGAGACATAGAACATCTGCAAGATGCCCTCTGCGCGGTCAGTGCCGCTCAAATCAGGATCACTCAGCATTACGAAGATATCGAGAATTACGCGAAAATCTGTGCGTATCTCATAACTCACTCCGCCGATCTCGACGGAGGCAGGCAAGCCCCAATTCATCGGCGATACTTTGCCGTGTACTTCTGAATGCGCGGATTCGTGGCTTTCTGCTCACGAGCAAAGGCGCTGTCCGTCTCATCCATCAGCGCAAGCAGGAAATTTGTCCATACATGCAGGCCGTCCGCCATCGCATAAAGGTTCATGCTGCCAAAGATGCTGTCACATACCGGCTCTTCAAAAAGGCCGTCGATGATCTCGCGCATCTCCTTGTCGCGGCGGTCGGCAATGTTGAAAATCTCAACGCGGTCGCCGCACTTCTGCACCTCATCTGCGTATTTATCCTGCTTCTTGTCCAGTGTGTCAAACGCGTTGTAAAGACGCTGGATAAATGCGCCGTCAGTCGGGTTGAATCGAATGATCACATCGCCCTTAACGCCGTGCACGGTGTATTCCTGCACACCGTTCGCAAAACTAAGTTCCATATTTATCTCTCCTTAAATTTGTTTTCAGGAAGCTTTGTATTCAGAATGTTGATCTCTGCCGCTTATCGAAAATCAGAAGTTCTCCACGGCCTCGCCCGCGAGATCGTCCCATTTTTCGCTCATGCTGACAATTACACCGGGCGATTTGCTCCGGTAGCCGTCCCCGTCGCCGCAACTGTCAGAAATTGCCGAAATGCTATCCCATGCCCGCATGACTGCGCCCTCCCCGCTCTGGCAGTCAAGAGCGATAGCGTTAAGGGCTGCAGCCTCTCGGCGGCTGTCCGTAGTCTTTGCGGCTTCGGCTGCGTAGTGACCCACTAACTTTAGCATTGTGGGGTTGCTGTCGAATCGCTCCATGAACGCGGAGTAATCAGCCGGGGAAAGAACGCCGGTTTTCATCAGCTCAAGGGCGTTATTGTCGATTGCGTCGGGGTTTGCAATATTGGCGGCGCGCACTGCCTGTTCCAGCTCGGCGCGGATCGTGCGGCGCGTGGTCTTGAAGTCTGTCCAAATGCGTATTCTTGTCTCGCTAAAGGCGGCTTCTGCGTCATGCAACCTTACCGCTGCGCCGTCTATTCTTGCCTGTTTTTCTTCCGGGCTGTCGCCGGGCGTCCATGCGTTAGCGTCACGGCTGGCCTGCTGCGCCTCTTGGAGTGCGCGGAAAGCGGTGTTGTATTCGCTGCGGGCTTCTTTGAAAGCTGTATCGAGCTTTCGGGCATAAATGTTAAATTCGCTCATGGTGTAAATTATCCTTTCTTTTTCATGCGCTGCCGCGCTGTTTTTTCTTAAAGGTCGATAATGATAACGCTTTCGCAGTCTGATAAATAATCTCGTGCCGCCTGCTCCGTCTGAAACACCTTTGCAGGGCTTTGCGGCGCTCTGCAAGCCGCCCATGCGCCATTTTCAAGCAATGTCATAATTGCTACGCCCGTTTGCTTCTGCGCTGCAATCGCCTGTAAAGAGGCAATGCGGGCTTTAATGCTGTTATTCAAGGGCTTTGCCTCCGATCTCGTCACTCTCCAATTCCGGCAATTCCAGCTTGCCGCGCTCAATGGCTTCGTCAAGCATCTGATAGAGGGACAAGCTTAACGGGTCAACGCCCTCGACAGGATGGGGATACAGCACAATGCGTTTGCCGTCCGGCGTCACCGCGCCATACTTACGCAAATACGTAAACGCATCTTCTGCCGTGCGGAACTCACCGCCGCCCTCGACGATGAAGACCGTCTCATCGGCTGACAGCGACCTGAGGTATTCCCGCAACGCCGCAAGGCGGATATCAAAATTTTTCTTCATCGCTGTTCCTGCTCCCTTCGCCATGCTTCAAGCTCGTCAAGCTGCTGCATGATGTCTGTGATCTCCGTGTATTTCACCGTCTGACGTAAAATCTCTGCCGCGGCACTCACGCGGGTCTGTGCGGGCGCGTCTGCATCCTGCATGATCGTCGCCAGCGTATCCGCCGCGGCGTGCGCCCGCTCTTGCAGCACATTCCGCGCTGCTTCGGTTCGCTCGCGCCGTGCCTCGTTATACTTCTGCATAAACTCCGCGTCACGTTTTCGGCGATAGATCGTCTGCTCGTTGATCTCGAGCTTTGCCGCCGCGCTCCGCACCGTCGCGGAGATCAAAAGCGCGTCAATAATGGTCTCGTCTCGAATTTTCTTTGCCAAAGTTTGAAAAGCCCCCTTTCCGGCTCTGCTTTATCTGACGTTTCAGTGTTTTTTATTAGTAATACTCCATCAGCGGTTTGCGGATACGCGGATGCCGCAGGGCTCGTATTGCTTCCCGCCGCGCCCTTGCATCAGGCTTTTGACCAAGCCAAAACTCACTGATGATCGCATCGCGCTGCGCATCCGGCAGTTGTGCAAGCGCCGCTTGCACGGCCTGTTGAAAGTCCCGCTGTTCGACGTCCTCAAAGGCCTCTTCTGCTGCTTCATCTGGTAGAACATCGGCGATAGTAAAGCTGCCGTCTTCGTTCTCATCCAGTGGCGTATCGAGCGATAAATGATATTTGTTGAGCGGGTCTTCTCGCGTTCGTTTCGTCCTCATCCCGTAAGCCTCTACAAATACCGCCTTTAGCTGGATGGTGTACCAAGTGGAGAATGCACCGCTTTCCGGCTTCCATGTCTGCACGGCTTTCAGAAGCCCGATAAACGCACTTTGTTCAAGGTCGTCTAATTCGACACCGCCGCTGCCTTCAAACGCTCTGAACCACCGCGTGGCTTGCTGCATAGCATATCGGCGGCACATTCCCCACAAGGTCAATACTTCACCGTCGCCAGATTGAACCGACACTGCAATTTTGTTCGCCTGTTCGCCAAGATTTGTGGCAAGTGGTTTTGCTTGCATATCTGCTCCTCCTGTGGTAAAATCAGAATCGACAAATCGGATCCACCACAAGAGCCGCTCTCCCTATTTGGGGAGAGCTTTTTTCATAATCGAAAATGACGGTTCATTGCCCGCTCAAACTTATCTCGATCATCAGCAGGCAAAAGCGGAATTACACGGTGCTGTATTTCGTCACGCTGGCGATAGCGCTCACGCTTCCGGCGTGCCGGTTTGATTTCCGCCAAGATGTTGGCTGCGATTTCAAAATTCATGTGCCAACCTCCAAAAATCCGCCGCGGCGTTTTTTCTCCGGCTCACGATACGGCTCTGAAAGTTCGGTAAACTTTTGATGTGCGCCATCAAAGTTCATCTGCACAACACCCTGCCGCCCGCGGCGGTTTTTGGCAACAGAAACCCCGATTATACCAGAATCGTCAATGCGCCAGAGAAACAGCACCTTCGAGCCGTTTTGCTCCAACTCCCCCGAATCCCTCAGGGAAAGCAGCGTCGGGCGATCTGTATCGTTGACACCTCGATTGAGCTGTGCTGCTGCGACGATGGGGATCTGTAATTCGGACGCAAGGTTTTTCAAATCGCGGCTGATCTGTCCAAGCTCAAGATTTCGACTGTCTGCACGGCGGTCAGCCTGCATCAGGCCGAGATAGTCGATGACGATCAAGTGCAGATTTTGAATGGTCGCCGCCGCACCTCGAATTTTGCTCACGGTTGCCGCGGGCTTGTCCCAAAAATGAAGCGGCAAACGTTCAAGGCGATTAGATGCCGCCGCGATATCACCCCATAGCTCATCCCTCAAATCGCGGTCAATCAACTCATCCATTGTCGCCATACTGCGGCGCGCAAGCAAGCGCTCGGTCAGTTCAGACGCGCTCATTTCCAGCGAAACGAAAAGCGTTTCGTTCCCGGCTCTGGCTGCGCTTTCTGCAATATCAAGCAAGAACGCAGATTTGCCGACACCCGGACGAGCACCGACGATGATGAGTTGTCCGCCCTCGAAACCCTTCAAGACGCTATCCAGTTTTGGGAACCCCGTATCGATACGGGACTGCTCCGGTGCTGAAAGGCTCCGCAAGGTCTCTGTAAGAGCCTGCGAGACACTTTTCAGCCGTCCGCCCGCATTGTCAAGGAGATGTGCCTTACAGAGTTCGGCAATCGCTGTCGCCGGATTCTCTTCATCGAGCGCCGCAAGCACACCATCGCGCAACCGCTTTTCCGCTGCGTGTTTATGTAGCAGGCGGGCATATTCCTCCGCGTTTGCGAGTGTTGGCGTTAGGTCGATACAATCGGCAAGAAACTGCCGGGGATCATCCACAAGACCACGGAGACCATCGGCGGCAATGTTGGCGTCAAATGCCTTGCCGCACGATGCTGCGCTATCCGCAGCGTCAAAGACCATAGCGCAGGCGGAAATAGAGAAGTCCTCGACGCTCACGATCTGCCGAAGTTGTAAGACTCTTTTTGGTTCAAGACAGACCGTTGCGGCCAGTGAGTATTCAAGAGCGGAGGTATCCTGCATCACGTTTCGCCTCCCATCTTCGCCAAGAGTTGAGTAAACTGCTTCCTAAATTTGCCTCCCGACAAAATGTTGCGTTGCCAGAATGAATCGGACTGCGAAAACTGCAAGACTTCGTTGATACTTTCCCAGTCGTGCTTGTCCAGCCGGTTACATTTGTCAAAGTCCGCCGCCCAGCTTTGCAAGGTGGCTTCTGAATGCGGCGTGCAGCTTGGCAAACGCTCTTCGATTTGATCGGCGAGCCAACGAGCAGCCCGATACGGAAGAGACCCATGCTCAAAAGTCGGCTTTGTTTTCGTCGAGCCGTTAGGCGAGACAAGAGAAGTAGTCTTAGTCTCGTTCTTATTATGGGGTACGTTTTCAGGTACGGAAACAGGTACACTTTCAGGTACGGAAACAGTAACGTTTTCGGTAACAAAATGTGACCGTTTCACCAGATAGTAACGATTTGGGCTTCCCTTTTTGCCCTTTTGGAATTCTATGAATCCAGTTTCCACTAACTTGTCTCTTGCACGAACAACTGCTTGTTTCGATTCGACACCAATCATAAGCATCATTCGCAGGTTATCTACTTGTACATACTCCGGCCATCCTGCCCTATTGAAGACGTTCAGCAATTTGAAGTACATCAACTGTGAGCCACCCGGCAGATTGCCACTTTCGAGCCAACGGTTGAAGTCGTTGAGGTAATCGATGTAAGTCATCCGTGTTATTGCTCCTGTTCTCTCACCCACGCTTTGAGATCATCGACAAGAACGCGAGTGCACCCACCAAGTTTGACGACAGGAAAGCCCTCTGTTTTTGCCAGAGCATAAACCGTCGGCCGGCTTACACCCAGCAAACGCGCCGCTTCGGCCATTGTGACCGCAATAGGTTCGAGTGTCGCCATCAACTCGCCTCCTTCTCCAGCTTAGAGATAGCTTCAAGAATAAGCTTCTCCTTGCTACAGGAAAGTGGAACTCGCAGCCATCGAGTGATCGTGGGTTCACTGACGCCAATATATGACGCGATCTTCCACAATGGGATTCCCGCGCTTTTTGCCCTCTGCCGCAAAGATAAATTTTCCATTTAGCTATCCTCCTACTTGACTTGCTGAATAAAATCTGCTATCATCACATTGATGATGATTTAATT